CGCCGAGCGCGTGACCGCCGAAGAGATCCGCCTCATGGCCACCGAGCTGGAGACCAGCCTCGGCGGCATCTACTCGATCCTCTCCCAGGAGTTCCAGCTGCCCTACATCCGGGTGAAGCTGAAGCGCACCAGCTCCAAGCCGGGCTGGCCGCGGCTCCCCAAGGGGCTCGTGAAGCCGAAGATCGTCACCGGTCTCGAAGCCCTCGGGCGCTCGCAGGACCGCAACAAGCTGGTCAACTTCCTGGCCACCCTCGGTCAGGCGATCGGCCCCGAGCAGCTCGCCAAGGTGGTGAAGCTCAACAACCTCGTCGCCCGCCTGGCGACCATGGACGGCATCGACACCGATGGGCTGATCCGCTCCGACGAGGAGCTGGCTCAGGCCGACCAGCAGGGCCAACTCCAGGCCCTCGTTGAGAAGCTCGGGCCGAAGGCGATGGACATGATGGGGAAGGCCGCACAAGGCGCCCCGCAGGCTGCGTGACCCAACCAATCCAGAGGTGGATAGATGACCTACGCCAGCGCGACGCTCGTCAGCGCCCCTACTGGTGCCGACGCACCGGCTGCCCCTGCCAACACCACGGTGGCCGCTCAATCGACGGCGGCCCCAGAGACCCCGGCTGCTCAGTCCCAGCAGGGCTCCGAGCTGATCGGCGGCAAGTTCAAGTCGACCGACGACCTCCTGGCCGCCTACAAGGCCCTGGAGAGCAAGCTCGGTCAGAGCACCGCTACCAAGGGCGAGGCGCCGGCCACCACCGGGACCCCGGCCACCGAGACCCCGGCCACCCCGGACGCGGCCCAGCAGGCGGTGCAGAACGCCGGCCTGAACTTCGACGCCCTGTCGACCGAGTTCGCCGAGAAGGGTGACCTGACGCCTGAGAGCTACCAGGCCCTGGAGAAGGCCGGCATCCCGAAGCCGATGGTCGACGCCTACATCGCTGGCCAGAAGGCGCTCGCCGAGGCCCAGGCCCAGCAGCTCTACTCGCTGGCCGGCGGCCAGGACAGCTTCGCCAAGATGACCGAGTGGGCCGGCGCCAACCTCACCGATGCCGAGATCGCCGCCTACAACGAGGCGGTCACCAAGGGCTCGGTCGACCAGGCCAAGCTCGCCGTCAGCGGGCTCCACGCCCGGTTCGCCGCGGCCGAGGGCGTCCGCCCCAACCTCGTCACCGGCCAGACCAACGCCAAGCCGGTCGGCTACCAGAGCGTCCAGGAGATGACCAGGGACATGAACGACCCCCGGTACATCTCGGGCGACCCCGCCTTCCACGCGATGGTCGACGCCAAAATCGCCAACGCCGCTTTCTAACCCTCACCCGGAGGGCTCCCCATGGAGTTCATCGAGCAGTACGTCAGCCAGGAAACCCTCCTGGCCATCCTCGGTGTCGTCATCGCCGCACAGGCGCTCGCGGTCGCCATCACCAAGATGACCAAGACCCCGAAGGACGACGAGTACGTCGCGGTCTTCTACCGCGTCGTGTTCAAGCTCGCGTCGCTCGTCGGCGTGAAGCCGGCCGCCCCGAAGGCCGAGTAACTCATCCAATCCGCATGAAGGCTCCCTCCTGGCTCACGCTGGGAGGGGGCCTTTCTGCATTTCTAAGGCCCAACCATGAGCACGCTGTTGGCCTTCCTCAAGGCTCTCTTCTCCCTCATCGGCCAGATCACGAACCTGTGGCTACTCCAGCAGGCACGTGAAGCCGGCCGCGCCGAGGTCCGTGAAGCCGTCACCCAGGAGACCCTTGAGAAAGTCCAAGCTGCCAGGGGGATCGAACGTGAAGTGGCTGCCACTGACCTCGATGATCTTGCTCAGCGCATGCGCCGCTTCCAGCGGGACTAGCCTCCCGCCGTCCGCCGCCTGCCTGATCTTCGAGCCCCTGACCTGGTCCAGCCGGGACACCGACGACACCAAGCGGGGCATCTTCACCCACAACTCGAAATGGCTCGACCTCTGCCAGCCCGGCGAGGAGCCAGCGGAGTAAGCCATGTACCAAGTCCACTTCACTGCGCAGGCGTCCACCGCCGACAGCACCACTCAGCACGTCCAGAGCTTCGCCGCTCGGCCCTACGTCATCGCCCAAGTCGACATCACCGCCACGGCGACCGTGAAGGTCCAGGGCCGCATCTCGGACCTGTTCGGCTGGGTCGACCTTCACTCGTTCTCCGCCAGCGGCGCGCAGCAGGTGACCGCCATGCCGCAGATGCGGTTCTCGGCGACGATCACCTCGGGCACCGTTGACGCCGCCATCGCGGGGTAGGGGCCATGAAGCGGCGCCCCCTGATCCTCCCCATCAAGCGGAGCCTGAAGCGGGGCCTGGTTCGGTCCTACTCGACCGCGGTCAACCTGGTGTTCGACGGCAACTCGCTCCCGCGCGGCTTCGGTCTCGCCTCGCCCAACACCCAGGCCTATCCGCACCTGGTCTACAACGCCCTGGTCGCCCTCGGCTGGGACGTGACGATGACCAAGGTGGCGACGGATGGGATCAAGACCGACGGCCTGGTGACCCGCGGTGCCGCCACGGTCGACGTCCTCCTCGACCCGAGCCGGCTTAACGTGGTCCTCATGCTGGAGGGCACGAACTTCCTCTCGGGTGGCGGCAACGTCGCCGGTGAGCAGACCAACCAGACCAACTACTACAACGCCCGTAAGGCGGCTGGCTGGGATCACGTGATCCTGACCACGATCCCGCCCTGGTCCCCCGGCACGACCGACAGCTTCGACACCGAGTACACGCAGGTGAACTCCTGGCTGCGTGGTGGCAGCCCGTCCGGCCGCGAGTTGTTCGACCTCGACGCCGCCCTCACGGCTGACGGCTCGAACCCAGCCACGCCGACTGCGCACTGGCAGGCCGACAAGATCCACCCTTCGGCCACCGGCGCCCAGGTCATCGCCAACGCCTGCGTCACGATGCTTCAGGGGCTCATCGACGCCGAGACGAACCCCGTGTCGGCCAACGCTGGTGCGCCTGATCTGGCTCACGCCATCAACACCAACCTGGCGTTCTTCGTCGGATCTCACCCGGAAAGCTCGGCGCTGCTCGGCAAGGAGCTGATCAGCGACACAGCCTTCTCCCTCGTGGGCTCCGCTGCGTTCACGGGCGATCACCCCGATCTCTCCGGCTACAAGTGCCTCAAGACCATCAGCCGGGATGCCGATGGTGCCAACCTGGCGGCAACGCCTGCCGGCCTCACCGGGCTCAGCACCGTCTACACCATGTGGGCGGACCTCCAGATCGAGGGCACCCTGGGAGCCGGTCACTCGAACGCCATCATCAGCGCGCCGGTCAACGCCACCTGGACCTCGACCTTCGCCAAGTTCCTGTGGGCTCGTAACGCGACGTCCGCCAAGCAGTTCATTTTCATGCGGAACGTCACGCGAGACAACGCGAGCGCTGCCAGCGGCGCGGCGAGCTTCCCGACCTCCGGCCGCTACCGCATCGCTGTCGTCCGCAACGGCACTACCTACAAGTTCTACGTGAACGGATCGCAGGTCGGCTCAGACGAGACTGGCGCCTCAACCGCCATCGACTGGACCGGCACCGACCGCGGCATCTCCCTCCTCTGCCGCCAAGCGTCTAACCCAGGCGAGGGTCTCCCGTCCCGCCTGTACGGTCTCCGCGTCTGGTCTCGTGCTCTCTCCGGCACCGAGATCAGCGACCTGAACTCCAACCCCCAGCTGGGCACTGTTGCCTAGCCGATCGTTCCCTAAGACCCGACAACGGGCCGCCCAGTCAGGCATGAAGCCGGCATAACATGGGGCGCATCGCGGTCATCGCGCAGTGGCATCCTTCCTGACGGGGTGCCACACCCTTTCTTCCTGCACTGCCTCTCATCAGAGGGGTGCCCGGCAACCGCCGGACCGACCTCCGCCCACGAGCAAGTACACCTTGGCCCTTCTGCCTGTCCCACCTGCGGGTGGGGCCTGAAGGACACCCCTGCGTGGCGGCGAATGGGGCTGACCGGTCGGACATCTGTCCAACCACAGTCTCACAGGACTTACTCCAATGGCCCACACCGTTTCCCGCCTCGGTCAGGCGAATGCCACCGGCGACGCCCTGGCCCTCTTCCTCAAGAAGTTCGCTGGCGAGGTCCTCACGGCCTTCCTGCGCAAGTCGGTCATGAACACCCGGCACCTGGTCCGCCAGCTCGGCGGTGGTGCCAAGACCGCTCAGTTCCCCGCCACCTGGCGCGCGACCGCCGGCTACGTCACGCCGGGCAGCGAGGTTGCGCAGAGTGTGATCAAGCACGGCGAGCGCACCATCGGCGTCGACTACCCGCTGGTCAGCTCGAACTACATCGCCCAGTGGGATGAGCTGGTGAACCACTTCGACGTCCGCAGCATCTACAGCTCGATGCAGGCCGACGCCCTCGCCAACTCGTTCGACAGCACCGTCCAGATCGTGCTCGGCCTGGCCGCTCGCGGCACGGACATCTTCGGTAACGACGCCCCGGACGGCCTCGCGATCACCAACGCGAGCGCCGGCACCAACGGCGAGACCCTGGCCTCGATCGCGTTCGACATCGCGCAGCGGTTCGACGAGAACGACGTCCCGAGCGAGGACCGCTACCTCTTCGTGAAGCCGGCCCAGTACTACCTGCTCGGCCAGACCACGAAGGTCCTGAACCGCGACTGGAACGTCGCCAACGGCGCCTACGCCGAGGGCACGGTCCTCAAGGTCGGCGGTCTCGAGATCGTGAAGACCAACAACGTCCCGCAGACCAACATCGCGTCGAGCCCGGCTGGTGCCAACAACACCTACCACGGCAACTTCAGCACGACCGTCTGCCTGGCCGGCCACAAGTCGGCGATCGGCACCGTCCGCCTGATGGACGTCGCCTCCGAGAGCGCCTGGATCATCGAGAAGCAGGCCACCCTGCTCCTCAGCAAGATGATCGTCGGCTCCGGCGTGCTGCGCCCCGAGTGCGCGGCCGAGGTCAAGACTGCGTAACCAACGCCTCCTGACCGACCACCCAAGCTCCACAGTCACCCCGGCAGGTTCCCTTCCTGGCTAACCCCAGGGAGGGGCCTGCTTTTTTGCTTCCACAGAGGCGAGCCATGGCCAACCCCACGAACACCACCGAGCTTGAGGCGGTGAACCGAATGCTGAGCACCATCGGCATCGCCCGCGTGACCAGCATCACGAACACCGCAGCCGACGCCCGAGAGGACATCCAGGAGGCCCTCGCGATCCTCGGCGAGGTCACCCGAGAGGTCCAGAAGGAAGGCTGGGAGTTCAACACCGACCGCGAGTGGTCTCTGACCCCGACCGCCAACAAGTTCCCCGTCCCCGTCAACGCCATGCAGGTCACCTTCCCCCGCCGGCTCTACCCGAGCGGCAAGGGGCCTGGCCCCCGGTTCACTGTCCGGGACGATGCCGGCACCCGGACGGTATGGGACAAGGACGCGCACACCTTCACGATCACCGACCTGACCGAGATCAAGGTCGACATCGTCCGCAGCCACGAGTTCATCGACCTTCCCGAGGCCGCGCGCTGGTACATCCTGATCCGAGCCGCCCGCCAGTTCGCCAACGTCATGCTGTCCGGCCAGGAGACTATCCGCGGCTTCACGGAGCGCGACGAACTCCAAGCCCTGGCGGCCCTGAAGGAGGCCGAGGGTGAGGTCGCCGACTACTCCATCTTCGACAGCTACGACATGGCCTTCATCCTTGACCGCGAGGGGGGCTTCTAATGGCACTCAGCTCGGGGAGCATCCCCAACCTCCTGAACGGCGTCTCCCAGCAGCCTGAAGTCTTGCGCCACCCGACCCAGGGTGCGAAGCAGATCAACATGCTGTCGTCGACAGTCAAGGGTCTTTCCCATCGGCCGCCGGCCCAGTTCCACAGCAAGCCCGACGTGATCACTCCTGGCACCGGGTCGTTCACCCACTTCATCGACCGCGACACCACGGAGCGCTACATCCTGGTGATCAAGAGCGATGGCTCGGTCAACGTGTGGGACATGAACACCCTCACCTGGAAGACCGTCGCGACCCCTGATGGCACCGCCTACCTCACCGCCGGAAGCGAAGACCCGAAGGACAAACTCCGCGCGATGACGGTTGGCGACTACACCTTCATCGTCAACAGGAAGAAGACGGTCGCGAAGGACACCGTCCTGTCGCCCGACCGGATCTACGGTGCTCTGTGCTACGTGAAGCAGGGGGCCTACAGCTCCGTCTACCGGATGCTCAACTCGACCGGCGGCGTGGTTGGGAGCTACACCACAGACGCGGTCGATCCGACCACCATCCGCACGAACAAGATCGCGTTCGAGCTGGCGACAGCTGTAGAGGCCTCCGCCAGCTACGACAGCGTCTACATCTCTGGTTCGAATGCCTTCCTGGTCGACAAGACGGACGGCACCGACTTCAACAACACGGTCGACGACAGCATCGGCGGCAACGGGCTCGGCTACATCCACAAGACCGTCCAGAACTTCGGGAACCTCCCAAGCAAGGCCCTGGTTGGGATGATCTTGGAGGTGACCGGCGACCCCGGCACGAAGTTCGACAACTTCTACGTCAAAGCCACCGGCACCGCCTCCTCTGGCTCCTATGGTGACGTGACCTGGACCGAATGCGTCGCGCCGGCCATCGAGTACAAGCTCGATGCGTCGACCATGCCGCACATCCTGGTCCGCGAGAGCGACGGCACCTTCACCTTCAAGAAGGCGACCTGGTCCAACCGGGGCTCTGGCAACACAACGACCAACCCGTGGCCGAGCTTCGTCGGGCGGAAGATCGAGGACGTGTTCTTCTACAGCAACCGCCTGGGCTTCCTCGCCGGAGAGAGCGCGATCCTCTCGGAGATCGGCAAGCCGTTCAACTTCTTCCGCAAGACGGTCACCACCACACTGGACACCGATCCGATCGACGTGACGGTGACCACCAACAAGGTGGCCAAGCTCTACCATGCCGTCCCCCATGGCGGCGACCTGCTCCTCTTCTCGGATCGGGTGCAGTTCAAGATGGCCGGCGATCCTCTGACGCCAGCCTCGGCTGCCCTCCAGGTGGTCACCGAGTACGACTGCAACGTCAGCATGAAGCCGATCTCCTCGGGCCTCGCGATCTTCTTCGCCTTCCAGCGCGGCAACGACACCGGCATCCGGGAGTTCGCCGAGGACAAGTCCGGCTCCGGCTACGTCGGCAACGACATCACCGACTACGTCTCGGGCTACGTCCACAGCAACGCCCGGCGGATCTCCCATGCGAAGTCCGAGGACATCTTCTTCGTCCTGACGGACAACGACCCGAAGAAGCTGTTCGTCCACTCCTACAAGTGGGCCGACAGGATCGAGGGGCGGGAGAAGGTCCAAAGCTCCTGGTCGGTGTGGGAGTTCCCCTACGACATCGAGCTGGTCGCTCCGCTGGAGCACAAGATGCTCGTCGTGTTCAACCGTGGCTCGACCTCCCGGTACTACATCGCCGAGATCAACCTGAAGCCCGACGCCGCACCGTATGCGCAGGACTGGATGCCCCACCTGGACCTGTGGATCAGGCGGAACCACTCGCAGATGGCCCAGTCCTATAGCGGCGGCAACACCACGTTCACCCTGCCGTTCGCCTGGAGTGGCACCGGCAAGAGCGTCACGGTGATGCGGCTCTACGACGGCGACGAGACCAACAAGCCGGCCGGCCAGATCCTCACCCCGACCTCGCAGGACGGATCGACGCAGACGGTGACGTTCAACGGCGTCGACCTGACGGCGGACAACCTCGTGTTCGGCCTCGGCTACAACTCCGAGTACGAGTTCACGATGCCCACCGTCCGCGAGAAGAGTGCCGAGGGCGGCGCCTCGATCCCGATCACCGAGGGCGAGCTGACGCTGAACTTCTGGGCGATCAACTACACCGAGACCGCTGGGTTCCACGTGGAGGTCACCACCGAGAACGGGGTCACCAGGACCTACTCGTTCGAGGGGCCGATGGTCACCGATCCCAAGCGGATCAACCAGCTCCGCACCGGCACCCTCAAGTTCCCCGTCCGCGGGCGAGCCAGGGGCGACCTCACGATCAAGATCATCGTCGACCACCCGTACCCCGCCAACTTCGTCAACGCCGGCTGGGAAGGGAACTTCGTCATCCGTTCCAACCGCTTCTAGGGGGCATCCCATGGCAGCAGTCCGCCAGTCCATCCTCCCTGACGTGGCGGCCTGCGCCGCACAGATGCGCCCCGCTGACCAAGCTGAGGTCGGCGCCCTGGGCTACACACCGCTCGGGGCGCTGGCCGAAGGCTTCGAGATCTCCGACCCGTGCCTCACCATCGTGGCTGCTGATGGTGAACCCATCGGCATGTTCGGTGCCGTCCCCTGGCCCGACCGCCAGGTCGCCAACGTCTGGCTCCTCGCGACCGAGAAGCTCGTGACGGTGACCAAGCGGCAGTTCATCCGCGAGTGCCGCGCCTGGGTCGATGGCCTGAACGCCAAGTACCCACTCCTGACCAACCTCGTCGACGCGCGCAACACGGTCCACCTCAGGTGGCTCCGGTGGTGCGGCTTCGAGTTCGGCTCCCCCCTGCCCATCAACGGGCACCAGTTCATCCCCTTCGCGAGGCAACACCATGTGCGGACCAGCCGCGATCCCTCTTGCGACCCTGGCTGTCACGGCGGTGGCGGCCGGCGCCCAGTACATGGGCCAGCGCCAGGCGGCGCAGGACCAGGCTGACTACCAGGCCGATCTGGTCAAGGAGCGCGACCGCCAGATCCAAGAGAACTACAAGCGCGCCATGGCCTCCTACAACCTCCAGAACGTCGCCGAGGGCGCGCGCATGGAGGAGGTCCGGGCGGCTGCCAGCCAGCAGGCCTTCGAGATCGCCAAGCAGTCGGCCCAGCTGAAGGCGCGCGTCATCAGCAACGCAGCCCAGACCGGTGCCGGCGGCAACTCCCTGCTCTCGGTTCTCCAGGACATCATGGGCCAGGCCGGCTTCGAGACCAACACGATCCTCACCAACCTCCAGTCCGAGGAAGGGCAGTCTCGCCGGAACCTCGCCGCCTTCCGCGAGGAAGCCGCCAACCGGATCTCCTCGATCCAGCCCTATACCGCCTCGGTGGTCCGCGGTCCGTCCCTCGCTGGGCCGGCCCTGACGATCGGAGGCGCCGCGCTTGGCAGCTACTCCGACTACCAGCGCGACCAGAAGATCGCCAAGCTGACCCAAGACACCTCGACGTTGACCACCAAATAGGAGACACCCCATGGCAGAGCTTCGCTCGGCCGCCCGCGTGCTCGACACCTACGCGGCACCGGGAGCCCGTACCTTCGGGCCGACGATCGGTGGCAACGCCTGGCAGGACCTGGCGGCGGGCCTGGCCGACTTCAACCCGGCGCTCCAGCGGTTCCTCAAGCAGGAGCACGACATCAAGGCCTCCGAGGACGAGGCCGCCGGTGCCCAGCTCCAGCAGGAGCAGCGGGTCACCCTCAAGGAGGCCGTCCGCAAGGGCCTGATCCCCGAGGGCGCCAACCCCTACCTGAAGCTCGGCTACCTCAAGTCCGAGCTGCGGCAGAAGGGCAACGAGTTCCAGACCCACCTGCTCCAGCAGTGGCAGCAGGACGGCGAGATCCAGGACGCCGAGGCTGACGCCATCCCCGAGTGGGCCAGCCAGAAGACCGCCGACTGGATGAAGTCCAACCTGTCCGGCTACGCCCCCGAGCTGGTCCAGGAGGTGTTCGAGCCGGCCGCCCAGTCCGGCCAGAACCGCCTGATGCAGTACCACATCGGGGAGAGCTTCAAGCGCACCTCCGAGAAGGCCCGCAGTGCTCTGGAGCAGGAGGTCGGCAGCCTCTTCTCCGCCGTCGAGCAGGGCAACCCGATCGAGTTGGCGACCAAGCTGGCCGAGCAGGGCATGGACCTGGCCTCCTACAGCGACGAGGCCGAGCTTCGGCACGGCTACCTGGTCACCTCGATCCAGCGCCTGGTCGACGATGCGGTCGCCAACGGCATGTCCGGCTCCGACGCCAATCTGGTCGCGGCCGAGGCGGTCGCCGTCCAGGCCCGCGCCATGCGTGACGTGTCGGTCCTGAGCGTGCTCGACGACGTGCGGACCAACAGTGGCCCCCTCTCGGGGATCACCAAGGTCCGGCAGCTGCGCGAGGCGGCCGAGGACCACATCGCCTCGATCAACCAGCGGGACGCCCACTTCGCGGTGTTCCTGCGGGAGCAGCAGCAGAAGCAGCAGGTGGAGAGCCTGATGCGTGGCGCCTGGACCCGCCTGATCGGGGACCACACCTCGGACATCGACGAGGAGCTGATGGCTCTCAGCCAGGTGGACCCCGGTGCGGCAAGCTCCCTGCTGGCTGCGCAATCCTCGATGATCTCTGCCCGCACCCGCGTGATCACCGACCACCAGACCGCCGCAGCGATGCGCGCCCTGGTCCACGAGGGGCAGGCCAGCCTGCGGGACATCGTGTCCCTGGTCGGCACCGCCTACGACAGCGACTTCGCGTCCTCGCTCATGGACGACCTCGACCGGGCTCAGCGGTACGCCGCGGACCTGGCCGACGAGGAGATCCAGGGCATGTCCCGCGACCTTGAGCGGATCGTGGCCGGCGGCGACCCGGCTGCTGGTGGGATCGACCCCACGCTCGGCGAGCTGGGCGTGCAGGCGAAGAACCGCTTCAACTCCGACCTCCTCGACTGGGTCGACGGCTTCGAGCAGAAGGAAGGCCGCAAGCCCCGGCGTTCGGAGATCCGTGCCGCGGCCGAGGATCTCCAGTCCTCGATCCTGAAGAACCCTCGCTACAACGCCACCCGCATCCAGGATGGCGCCACCTACGAGACCCCGACCCAGGCCAAGGTCGACGCCACGTCGCCCGTCGAGCAGTACCTCCCGCCCGCCATCGCGCTCGAACGCGCGCCCGCGCAGGTGGACTGGCAGAACCGGCCGATGTGGACGGACCCCGAAGCCTTCATGAACTCTGTGCAGCGCTTCGAGACCACCGGCACCGGCCTCCTGAAGAACCTGGTCGACCACCTCGCGGTCAGCCCCGACGACCTGATCTCGACCCAGGCCCGCCTCCTTGGCCTGGAGTTGGTCCCCGAGGAGCCCGTCGTGGAACAGGAGCCTGCGCCTGCCCCCGAGCCCGCCCCCGAGCCCGCCCCTGCGGCAGAGCCCGAGGACGAGGACATCGGCCTTCTCGACCAACTGACCGACCTCCCGGCCGACATCGCCGCGGGGATCAACCGCATCCGTGAAAGGCTCATCGCCCTCCGTGCTGCTCGCGAGCAGGCCGGCAAACTGGCGGATGAGCTGGATAGCAACCTCACACCGTAAGGGAACGTGATGACCACTCCCGTGACCCCTGGCGTTCCCACCGAAGGGTCGGCCTCCGGGCCGGCCCGCCGGTACTCCTTCCGGCCGATCGGCCAGACCGCACCTGCCACCCCGACGCAGCAGGCCACTGCTCCGGCCGCCACCCCGGCCCAGCCCGAGCAACCTTCAGAGCGCGGCTTCCTCACGGACATCGCGGTGTCCGTCGTTGGGGGTGCTCGTGATGCCGTCCAGGAGACCATCGACTTCACGCACGAAGCCGGTGCCTGGCTCGAAACCAACATCCCCCTCGGCACTCTCGGCGGGGGCAACTACCCCGAAGAGAACCCGCTCGTGCTCCCTGGCGCGACCGAGAGCGAGACCACGGTCGGTCGCGTCTCCCGCGGCCTCACCCAGGCGCTCGTCGGGTTCGTCGGGGCCGGCAAGTTCCTCAAGGGCGCTCGCGTCCTCCAGGGTGCTGGCAAGGCGGCTGCCATCGCGCGGCCGTTCGCGGCTGGTGCCATCGGCGATGCCGTGGCGCTCGACCCCTACGAGGACCGGCTGTCCAACCTGGTCCAGTCCAGCGAGATGCTGGCCAACCCGATCACCGAGTACCTGGCCTCCGACGAGGAGGACAGCGCCGCCGAGGCCCGCTTCAAGAACGCCGTCGAGGGTCTCATCCTGGGTGGCACCGCCGAGGCTGTCTTCCGGGCCGCCCGGTTCATGAAGGCCTCCCGCAAGGTGGCCGCAGAGCAGGGGCCGGAAGCCGCCGCCAAGTTCGCTGCAGAGCACCTCGATGAGGTCGACGAGGCTGTCGAGGCGGCTGCCAAGGAGAGCGGCATCCAGCTCGACCTGTTCGACCCTGCCCCGGTGAAGCAGGCCGACGACATCGGCATGGTGATCCAGGAGGGGCGGGTCGCTGAGGTCGGCGAAGTCGCCCTCGCCAACAGGAAGGCGGCCGGTGCCGGCGCGAAGCGACCGAAGGCTCCGGTGGTCGACGACGAGGCCGTCCGCGCGTCCATGGGCGCCGTGAAGGCGGGCCTGGTCGACGAGGAAGCCTTTCTCGAGAACCTCTCCCCGAAGCTGTTCAACTTCGACTACATGGACAGCCCTGAGAGCGTGAAGGCCGCCCTCCAGCACACCGCCCGAGTGATCGAGGATGACGTGCTGAAGGCGACCAAGGGTGTCCAGAGCTTCGACAAGATCGCTCAGGACGGCGCCCGGTTCCTGGCCGATAGCCTCGACCTGGGCCTCGAAGAGACCATGGCGATCTTCGCCCGCAAGGCGGAGGGGATGCCGCAGCTCGCCTCCCGTGTGGTGGCTGGCAAGCGGCTCATGCAGTCCCTCGCTCGGGACATCGACGGCCTGTCCAAGCAGGTGGTCATGGACCCCGAGAACGCGGAGATCGGCGCCCAGTTCGTCCAGCGCATCCAGCAGCTGGGCGACCTCCAGGTCAACCTCAAGGCCATCCAGACGGGCGCTGCTCGTGCCACCGCGGCCGGGCGCATCCGCACGGTCGACAGCATCAAGGGTGAGCGGCTCAACGCTGCGGACATCCTCGACCAGCTCAACGCCGTGGGCGGCGTGAAGAAGGCCGCCGAGGTCGCCAGGAAGATGCTGGCGGCGGGTGGTGACCCCAAGGCCCTGGCGCGTATCGCCCGAGCCACCAAGTGGGGTCGAGCCCTCGACGTCCACACCGAGTACTGGATCAACTCGATCCTGTCCGGTCCGAAGACCCACCTGATCAACCTGACCTCGAACGCGGTGCAGACCGCCACGATCCCGACCGAGAAGCTGATCGGCGGCATCGAGTACGGCATCCGCAACGGGGACTGGACGGTCGCCCGTGAGGCGGGGCGTCACTACATCGGCATCTTCGCTGCGCTCAACGACGCGTGGCGGATGGCCGGCAAGGCGTTCCGGCTGGAGGAGAACATCCTCGACCCCCGGCACATGGTCTACGACGCCCCAGCCAAGGCGATCTCCGCCCGCAACTTCGGCCTCAAGGACGGCACCGCCCTGGGCACCGGGGTGGACTACCTCGGCAAGGTGCTCCGCATCCCCTCGCGGTTCCTCCTGGCTGAGGACGAGTTCTTCAAGCAGATCAACTACCGCGCCACGCTGTACTCCAAGGCCTTCGTCCGAGGCTCCGACCTGGGGCTCAAGGGCAAGCAGCTGGCGGTCTACATCGAGGACCAGGTCGACCGGGCCTTCCTGGAGACCGGTGAGGGCACCGACGCCTGGGCCAAGCGCCTGGCCGAGGAAGCCACCTTCACCCGCGACCTGGAGCACGGCATCGGCCGCACCCTCCAGAAGGCGGTGGCCGCCCACCCTGGCCTCCGCATCGTGATGCCGTTCATCCGCACGCCGACCAACATCCTCCGGTCGGTGTGGCAGCGGACCCCCGGCGTCAACCGCCTCCAGCGACAGTTCATGGAGGACCTCGCCTCGGGCAACGCCGAGCGCGTGGCCATCGCCAAGGGCCGCCAGGCTCTCGGCAGCATGATGTGGGCGACCGCTACGATGTGGGCTCTCGACGGTCGGATCACCGGAGCGGGGCCTGCCGACATCAACGAGCGGCAGCGCCTCATGGAGACCGGCTGGCAGCCCTACTCGCTGAGGGTCGGCGACAAGTACATCAACATGGGCCGTCTCGACCCCTTCGCGATGATCTTCGGCCTGGCCGCGGACTTCGTCGAGGTGGCCGGCAACACCAGCGCCTCCGAGCTGGACGAGCTGGCGACCGGCATGGCTGTGGCGCTCGCCCACAACCTGGCCAACAAGAGCTACCTCCAGGGCGTGACCCGGTTCATGAACGCCATGACCCAGCCCGACCGCTTCATGGAGAAGTGGGTCCAAGGCCACGCCGGCTCGCTCGTGCCGTTCTCGGCCGGCCTCCAGCAGGTGGCCTCGGCGACCCCGTTCGGGGACGAGTACATGCGCGAGATCCGGTCGGTGTTCGATGCCGTCCGGGCCAAGATCCCCGGCCTCTCGAAGGACCTCCCTCCGAGGCGCTCGTGGGTCACCGGTGAGCCTCTCGCCTACGAAGACCTGGTCATGTACCCCGACCGGATCAGCCCGTTCCCCATCACGGACCAGAGCAAGAGCGCGGTGATCAACGAGATCGCCCGGCTCAAGCACGGGTTCGCGCCACCGGAGCGGAACATCGGCAACGTCGAGCTGTCCCCCAAGCAGTACGACCGGCTGATGGAGCTGCACGGTAAGGTGAAGGTCGGTCGCTACAACCTCATGGAGCGGCTCGAAGCCACCATCACCAAGCCGTCCTACGACATCGAGCGGAAGTCCGTCCCTGACGCGCCCGACGAGTTCACCAGCCACCGGCTGCGCATCGTCAAGCGGGTCATCGAGAGCTACCGCCAGGCTGCCAAGAACCAGCTCATCAAGGAGGACCGGGAACTCCGGGCCGCCATCGAGCAGGACCGCCGGGCAGCCGCCAACACCCTTCGGGGCAAGCCGCCTGCTGGCGTCCGTACCCTCCTCAACCTCGCCCAGTAACCCTGTCCGGGGCTCCCTTCGGGGAGCCTCGGCGCACCTCTGAGACACCACAATGGACGACCACAATCGAGAAGTCCTCCTGGCCATCGGTCGGGTGGAAGGGAAGCTGGACGGCATCCTCCTAGCGCAGGTGCGACACGAGAGCCGCCTGGACAAGCACGAAGCCCGCCTCGGCGGCCTGGAGCGATGGCAAGCACGGGTCGTCGGCATGGGTGCCGCGGCCGGCGCAGGCATGTCGTTCCTGCTGAAGCTGATCGGAGTTCACTGACCATGCGCGCATCCGAAGAGACCATGGACAAGATCCATGAGCTGCTGGCGCAGGACATGCTGAAGCGCATCCGCGACGGCGAGCCCGTGCTCGTCGGCAAGGGAGAGGAACAGCGCATCGAGCGTCTGCCTCCCTCGGCTGCGACGCTCAACGTCATCCGCCAGTTCCTCAAGGACAACCACATCGAGGGCATTCCGGCCAAGGAGAGCCCCCTGGGCAAGCTGGTCGACAGCCTGCCGGACTACGACGAGGACGAGGCCACCAACGTGGTTCGCCTCGGCAGGTAGCCCCTAGATCGCTCTAGGAGCCTCACCAGCGAGGGCTCCCCAGCCGGGGCACCACCCTAGCGGACGCATCGTCATCGCCTGGCCTACCCAGGGCCGCGGGGCGGCGCCATGCGTCCGAACCTATCCACCTCGACAAGGGAGCCTGCTGTGGCGGTCAAGCCCGCGATCCCAGCGAAGATCCTCAAGCGGTTCGACAACTTCCTCCGGCTGACGTGGGCGCACCTCCAGCTCCCTCCGCCCGACGCCATCCAGCTCGACCTGGCTCACACCCTCCAGTACGGGCCGGACCGGCTGATCATCGAGGCCTTCCGAGGGGTCGGCAAGAGCTACATCACCGGCGCCTTCTGCCTATGGCTGCTCCTCAACGACCCCGACCTCCAGATCCTCATCGTCTCCGCGAGCACCGACAAGGCCCGAGACCAGACCACCTTCATGCTCCGGCTCCTCCGGGAGATGCCCATCCTCCAGCACCTGGCCCCGACCGGGGACATGCGGGCGTCCATGGAGGGCTTCGACGTCACCGGCGCCACCGTGAAGCAGAGCCCCTCGGTCCGCTCGAAGGGCATCACCTCGAACATCACCGGTGGCCGAGCTGACGTGATCATCCCGGATGACGTCGAGACCCCGGACAACAGCATGACGCAGACCATGCGCGAGAAGATCCGCGAGAAGGTCCGCGAGCTGGACAACATCATCAAGCCGGGGCCGGGACACCGCATCATCTACCTCGGCACGCCGCAGCTGGAGGACAGCCTCTACGAGGTCTTGCCGGAGCGCGGCTACCACACCCGCATCTGGCCGATCCGGTTCCCCACCACCAAGGAGCGGGATCGCTACGGGACCAAGCTGGCTCCCTCTGTGATCGCCGCCCTGGAGAGCGACCCGACCCTCGCCGGCTCACCTCTGGAGCCCCGCCGGTTCGGCGACCTGATCATCCTGGAGAAGGAGGCCTCGCAGGGCCGCTCAGGGTTCCGCCTCCAGTACATGCTCGACACCAGCCTGAGCGACCAGGAGAAGCACCCGCTGAAGCTCTCCGACCTGGTCGTCATGGACCTGAACCCCGAGCGCGCCCCGGAGAAGGTGATCTGGGCCGCCGCCCCTGAGCTGGTCTGGCAGGAGCTGCCGAACGTCGGCCTCAAGGGGGACAAGCTCTACCGACCCATGGGCCTCGATGGCCTGCGCGACCCTGCCGGCAACGTCATCTGGCAGCCCTACGGTGGCGCCGTGATGGCGATCGACCCGTCCGGCCGCGGTCAGGACGAGACCTCCTACGCCGTCTCGAAGATGCTCAACAGCCAGGTCTTCGTCCCCGACGCTGGCGGCTTCGTTGGTGGCTACGACATGGAGACCCTGGAGGGCCTGGCCCGCAAGGCGAAGGAGCACGGGGTCAAGAAGGTCATCTACGAGGGCAACTTCGGCGACGGCATGTGGGGCAAGCTGTTCGCCCCCGTCCTCGGCCGCATCTACCCCTGCACCCTCGAAGAGGTGAAGGCCACCAACCGGGCGTTCAAGGAAGCCAGGATCATCGACATCCTGGAGCCCGTGATGAACAACCACCGCCTGATCATCGACAGGCGCGTCGTCGAGCGGGACTTCGCATCCACCCAGCACCTCCCGCCCGAGAAGGCCCTCAAGTACCAGCTGCTCTACCAGCTCACCCGCATCACCCGAGAGCGGGGCAGCCTGGTCCACGACGACCGCCTCGACGCGCTCGCCTGGGCCGTCTGGTACTGGGTCGAGCAGATGTCCGCCGACGCTGACCGCCGCCTCCAGGAGAGCCGCGAGCAGCACCTACAGGCTGAGATCGACCGGTTCCTCGAACACGCTCTCGGCTCGAACCCCAACCCGCAAACCTGGATGTAACCCATGAACGTCCTCACCACCCTCACCGTGAAGAAGGGCGCCTCGACCGCCTCGGTCTCCCTGAAGCTGAAGGCGGACGGCTCCTACGAGTTCACCGACAAGGACGGCGTCGTCGTGACCACCCACTCGAACGAGGCCATGCGCCGGCTGTTCGAGGCGATCAACGCGCTGGTCTAAGCGCTCCCGCGGGCCTTGGGCTCCTCTCCGACCCCCAATCGGGGAGGGGCCTAAGTGCTTGATCTTCCGTGGGTGCGAAATACCTTCCCACTTAACCCCCCTCCCAGGGTCAGTCCCTATAGGTCCTAGCCTCGGAGGTGGGTAGGTAGAGGGTCTCCCCCTGATGTCACCCCTTGAGGTCAGACCCAGGGACAGACCTGAGGGGGTACTGCCGGGGGGTTACCTCTCGTAGTAGCGTTAGGTTTCCATCCAGCCTCCTCCATGCCCTTAGTGTGTCCCTCCTGGCTCCCCACCCTCTACTGATCCCCCTCCTCAGATACCCTCCTCCCCTGGTCTCCCCTCGGGGCTCCGCCCCTCAGGTCGCCCAGGGGGCCAAGCCGGAATGATTTGGGTCGCTCACCCGAGTGGGCATCCGCAAGGGCATCGCCGCCGATTTCCCCCCTTGGGGTCGGCCACCCGCGCACGCGAGGAAAACCGCGCCTGGCACCCGCACGCGCGCACCGCACGCAACACGCCACGCAACGCGGTGGGCTGGAACCCGCGGAAAGCCTAGGGTTCCAACAGACTTGAGATCTGCCGGCACCGCACGCGACCACGCCCGCACGCCACGCCTGCACGCCTGCGCACGGTACACCGCACGCGCAAGGCTGGCACGCCAACGCTTGATCCCGTGTATCTGTCTCGCCAGCCCAACGTTGCCACCCAACGTGGCCACCCGATGGCAAGCCGCACGCCACCCACGCCCGCGCACGCGAGGCCGGCCACAAGGGGCGACCACAAGGGGCGACCACAAGGGGCGACGATAGGTCTTGACAGGCTGGCCACGGCGCGCGCTTGCCCACAAGGCGAGCCTCGCGCGGCTGCGCGCAGAGAGGCACCGCACGCCCGCACGCCGGGGCGCCACCTGCGCGCCCGCGGAGAGGCAACCGCACGCGCACCCACACGTCACGCGGCGCGGGCTCGGGTCGGGCCGCAGAGAGGCAACCGCACGCGCGCTCGCCCGGCCGCGCGCGGAGTAGCAACCATGCACGCTGGCGCGTCACGCGGCTGCGCGCGGGTCAATGCGTCGAGGTCGGCCAAGGGTGCGACAACGGTCTACCTGGAACCCGCAGAAACCCTGGACGAAAACAGAAAAGTGTCGCACCCTGAAAATAGTTGTTGCAAGACCATCCACGTCGGCATAAATTCCAGATCGTCAACAACGGCAAACGAAGTCGGGGTTGACCGGACCGGGAAGATAACCGGGCCGCCGGGGACCACCCAACAGGCTAGAGCCTGCCGACAAGCCCGCAAGGGGTCGCGATGTGGTCCATGCCAGTGGGCGCCGTGCGATGGCGCTCCGGTGCAAGAGAACGCCCATCCTGGTTCTCAAGCGTCTGTCGCCGACAGCAGTCGGCAGGGCGGCGGGTTAGTAGCCCGTAGGGATGGGGCAGGCTTGCCCAGCTTAACCGGAAGTGCGCCGCTAGGGGCGCACTAGGCTACTGCGCCGGGTCTGGCTTCATGTCCCGAAGGCGCAGCGTCGGAGACACCGGATTTGCCGCAGGGATGGGCCTGTGGTTCGCATGATCCGGGCACCTAGCAAACAGACACCCTACGGCACCACCGAACGCTCGCCAATTGGCCGGCCGCTATGCCCTGCAACGGGGCGCGAAGGCCTCGCCACCATGCCAGCGTGAAGTGGTGCCGCAAGGTTGTCTTGATCTGGTCACCATGCCGCCTACACCGGGACGGCGGGCATCGAAGCGCGAGCGCGTCAAGCTCGCCATTGGTGGCCAGACCAAGCCAACCTTACAGGACAACTCCCATGCTCATAGATCAGCCGTTCAAGACAGAGGCTGAGCACGACCGCGACTTGCGAGCGCTCGGCTACTACTGCGCCCGCGAGCACTTCCCATTTGGCCGCTGCCCTTGGTATCGGTCGGATGATGACCGCGAGGGCTACTACCTGAACCGCCGCGCCGATGGCCTCTACGAGGTTGTCGATTGGGCCGATCTGCGCGCCATCCTGCGCGAGGATTGGCGCCCGGTCTCGGCTGCCGATTGCGCTTGGGCTCGCGCCAACGGGTGCGGCGGATGATCTGCCCTGAGCCAATCCAGCCGCGCCGCTGGTGCAACGTCTGCGCCCTCTGGCGCTTCGCCACGTGCCCAACAACGGCCATGGTCGCGATGTTCGCCATCGTGGCCATTGCCTTGTCCTGATCCATCCACGCCGTCATCACATGAGGCTTGCCATGAATGCGCACCCTGTCGCCATCGCCACGGCCAACGCTCGCGAGGCATGGGCCGAAGAAATCCGCCAGCTGGCCATTGCCGAGCTTCGGCAAGAGGAACGCCGCGCAGCCTTCCGCGGTCGCATCCTGCGCCCGGTCAACGCCAATGCGTAGGATCGCCGCCAGCCTCGCCTGCTCGCCCATCGCATGGGCGCTCGCCTCGGCCGCCCTATGGGCGCCCGTTCTCGCCTACCTCGGGTGATCATCGCCTCAGGCCATCTGCGGGTGGCCTGCACGATGGCCGCCGCTATGGGCCGATCAATCCACCTTGTTGGAAGATGCCACGATGGAACGCTATCCTTCGCGCCTGCTCAATCTCGACGCCAACGCCAAGACGGTCAAAGGCCAGAAGAAAGGCTTCAAGACCGCCATCCTCTACTTGGCGCCCGTCAAGTTGTCGGGCTTCCAGGTCTGCCCGATGGCCAGCAAGGGCTGCGCCGCTGCCTGCCTGAACACTGCCGGCCGGGCTGGCGTCTTCAAGGCAATCGAGAAGGCGCGCATTGCCAAGACGCAGTTCTACTTTCGCAACCGCGAGGCCTTCATGGCTCAGCTGGTCGGCGAGATTTCGCGCTTCGTCGCCAAGACCCGCCGCGAGGGCTTCGAGCCTGTCGTTCGCCTGAACGGCACCAGCGATATTCTGTGGGAGCGCGTAACGGTCAACGGCGCGCCCAACATCATGGCGCTGTTCCCGGACGTGACCTTCTACGACTACACCAAGCACATCCCCAGCAAGCGCGCCAACCTGCCGGTCAACTACAGCCTGACCTACTCCTACAGCGACGATCCGGCCGCGCTTGACCGCTCGCTTGAGGCCTTGGCCATGGGCTGGAACGTGGCCGCGGTATTCCGCAACGCCCTGCCGGCCGACTTCATGGGCTACCCTGTGGTCAACGGCGACGAGAGCGACCTTCGCTTCGCGGACGACCGCGGCGTGGTGGTCGGGCTCAAGGCCAAGGGCCGCGCCAAGACCGACACTTCGGGCTTTGTCGTCGACTGATCAATCCACCCTGTCGGGAGTTCCGCCCATGGATGCCTACAGCAAGGCTTTCGCCGCCACCGTGCGGGATCAGGTGACCACCGCAATCGCCGTCGAGGCCAACGCGCAGGTGCCGCAAGGTCTGACCAACAGGAGCTTCGAGGCCATCGTCGGCCAGCTGATGCTGGCGAATTGGGATCGCCTCGCCGCTGGTCCCGGCACGGTCGGCCAGATCGTCGCCCGCATGTGCGGCACCGAGAAGGCGCCGCCCGTCTACCGCCCGGAGGGCGCCCGCACGTGGCGCACCGCCTCGCGTGGTCGCCGGAGGGCTCGCTGATGCCCGGCTACAACCCGCCCGCTGGCTGCCTGCCTGTCCAGCGGCAGGCCTACGACTTCGCCTACTCGACCCGCATCGCGGACCTTCTCGCGTACATCGTCGGCGCGCTGCTCGCTGACCCGCACGCCTACGTCGGCCCGAAGCTGCATCGCTACCTACCGGAGGTCTGACCCGCATGTTCCTGCCCGTGTCCCACTACCTGGGCCGCGCCGCCGACGCTATGCGCCGCGCCATCGAGGCCCGCCAGGATGGCCGCGCCGCTGGCCCAGCCTTGCGCACCGCCGAGGCCTGCCTGCGCCTCGCCATCAAGGCCCGCGCCTGGGCGACCGACGACTGGGCCACCTTCCACCGCGTCTAGGACCCCATCGGTCGAGCGCCGCCATGCCGCGACGCTCACCCATGAGGCCCACCCGATCAGGAGACCAGCATGTTCCGCGTCAAGTACCTGCCCGCCAATGACGCCTGGTGCGTCATCATCGGCGGCTCCGACATCCTCACGCTCGACGGCTACCAGCGCGGCAAGCGGCTATTCAGCAGCCGCGAGGAACTGGTCGAGGCGCTCGACGTCTGCGGCCTGGTCGTCCTCAAGAACGGCGCCGTCTGCGTCGCGGAGGCCTGAGCCCATGTGGGTCTGGTACGCCGTGATCCCGGCCGATGGCTCCGGCTGCATCTTCACCTTCCACCGGCCGATGTACCGCGTCGGGAACAGCTCGACCGCGAGCTGCTGGCTGGTGCCGGGCACACACGAGGACAACTGATCCATGATCACCCACACCCTACGGGACATCGAGCGCCGCAGCTGCTTCGAGGCCCACGTCCTGGTTCGGCAGGGTGACGCCAAGGTCTGGCGCCCGATCCGCCCGAGCGGCGCCAACGCCCAGCCCTACCGCTACCGCACCCGCGACTGCGCCAGCCACATGCACCAGCACATCGGGCCGGGCGGCTACTGCATCGTCGAGGTCGAGGCCGAGCCGAACATGCCCCTCATGTGCCCCTACCAGCGCGCCCAGGCGGCGCGGGAGGTCTGACCCATGCTGTACGCACTGCTGACCGAGGCCGCCGTCGCCGACTGGCGCGCTCGTGGTTGCCACGCCCACCGGGGCGCCTGCGATCTCGACATGATCTCCGGCCCCGATGGTGAGGCGGGCGCGGTGATCGAGACCACCGAGGGGATGAACGACTGGTGCCCCTGGATCGCCTCTCGCTCGACCAAGGGGGTCGCCTGCCATGCCTACTTCCTGATGGACCGCCGCCGCCCGATCGTCGGCTGATCCGATCCACCCCACCAACACCTGGAGACCAGCATGGCCCGCACCACGGACACCCTGATCGACGCCCTGACCTCGGCTCACGAGACCATCGGCTCGCTCCGCACCCGCCTCGACGCCGCCCTCGACCGGGTCGACGAGCTGAGCAAGCCGGCCCCGACCTCCGCCTTCTCGCCCGATGGCTCCCGCATCTGGCCCGACCTGGCCCCCGACCAGGTGGCCGCCGAGGTGCGCAACCTGCTCGACGCCCTGAGCCACGACTACCCCCGCAAGATCAACGCCATCAGGCAGGTGCGCCTGCTCACCCGGTGCAGCCTGAAGCAGGCCAAGGACCTGGTCGAGACGGTCATGCCGCCTCGCCCCTACCCGCCGATCCCGGCACCCACCTACGTCGTCAGCCCGACCCTCGCCGATCCCGACCTGTCCTTTTAAGGCCCGCCCGCTCCCCGCCTCGGCCCCCATTCAGGAGACCACGATGGACCGCACCAAGATCATCGCCCGCATCCGCGCCATGCTCGACCGCACCACCAGCCGCGGCTTCACCGAGGCCGAGGCGATGAGCGCAGCCGAGAAGGTGCAGGAGCTGCTGACCGAGTACAACCTGACCCTCGGCGAGGTCTCGGCAGCCGAGGTCGAGCGGAAGGTGAGCTTCGAGAAGGGCTCCTTCACGGGCGACAACGAGCGCCAGCTCGACGGCTCGATCAACTACACCGCCATGGCGGTCGGCTACTTCACCGACACCATCGTCTACAAGACCAACGCCACCGTCCACTTCTTCGGGCTGCCGCATGACGTGGCCGTGGCGATCTACCTCTGCGACCTGATCAAGAACACCTGCGCCTCCGAGTACCGGGGCTGGCGCCGGCTGAACGCCGGGCCAGGCCGGCTCAAGGGCTCGTTCGATCGGGGCTTCGCCAACCGGGTGTCCAAGCGCCTGCGCGAGATGAAGGACGCCGGCAACGCCCAGGTCCGGCAGGCCACCGGGCGCGACCTCGTGGTGGTCAAGACGCAGGACACCACGGTCGCCTTCAAGGCTGCGTTCGGCTGGTCGCCCAGCCAGACCGGCGAGCGCCGTCGCCAGCGTGCCGATCACCACGCCTACTCGGCCGGGCAGTCGGCCGGCAGCCGGGTGAACCTGACCACCGGCATCGGATCGGGCGCCGCGGCCAAGCGCATCGCCTGCTGACCCATCCCCCACGCCAACACCTGGAGACATGCACCATGGCCTACCTCAAGCTATCCGACCTGAAGGGCATGCCCAAGGTCGGCGGCAAGGGCTTCACGCCCGGCGTCCCGCACATCGTCGTCAGCACCAACGGCTCGAAGCGGTCGAACAACGGGTCCGCCGGCAAGGACAACTGGCAGCAGCGCTACGCCACGAAGAACAACGCCCGCGCCAGCCGCGCCAGCCGCCAGCCCGCCGCCCGCTCCCGTCCCAACGGCAAGGCGTGACCGCCATGCGCCCACCGAAGCGACGCAACCCCATCGCCCGCGCGCTGCGGGTCGCCAAGCCCAAGGTGGTGCGCAGCCGGGTCAAGTACACCCGCAAGCCCAAGCACAAGGAGCCGCTCGCATGAGCCGGACACCTGAGCAGATCGCCCAGGCCGAGGCCCGCCAGGCGGAGATCGAGGCCCATCTGCTGGCGACCCTCGCCAACCGCGACCCCGGCCCCGTCATCACCCGCCAGCCGGGCGTCTACGACGCCTCCATCCCCGAGCTGCGGCGCCGGCACCCCGGCGTGGCCTTCAAGATCGGACGCTGACCATGTCGCTGACCATCAACGTGACCTGGATGCCACGGCGCTGGACCACCTCGTTCAAGGGGTTCGAGTGCTGGTGCGGTCGGTCCTACGGGCCGGGCCGGAAGGTCGAGCTGACGCCGAGCCTCGTGTGGGGCCGGCTCATGATCGTCTGCAACTTCACCCGCTACGAGGCCTGACCAATGAACCAGCACGGCATCAACGGCGCCCGCTTCCTGAGCCAGGCCACCGAGGCGGCGCTGGCCGGCGACTACCACAAGGCCACCGCCCTGACGGGCATCGCCATCACCCACCTGATGGTCGCCGCCACGCCCGAGCCGAGCGACGAGCCTGCGGCCGAGACCTTCGGGGTCAAGGTCGAGCGCTACCCCGGCTTCACGACGGACGGCACAGACCCCGAGGAGCCGGTCACCATCAACGGCTTCCCGGTCAGCTACTACACCTCGGACATCCCCTACCGGCAGTACGACACCGTGCTCGGCTACCTCGCGAAGCACTACCCCGAGCGCCTGGAGCTGATCGACCAGGTGCCCGATGCCACGATGCGGGATGGCTGGGCGCTCAAGCATCACTGCGCGCGGGTTGGCCAGCCGGTCTACAAGGTCAAGGCCCCGCTGTTCCTCCAGGACGAGGGCATCGAGGAGGTGAACGCCTACCCCATCGAGATCCTGGCGCATCGCTTCGGAGAGCCCGAGGCTGCGGCAGCCTGACGCACCCTCTCAGAACTGCACAACGAATGGGCATATGAAGCTCGCTGGTTGAATTGAAGGCACCAAAGGGGACGGCCGGGAACGATAAGGCGAGATCACGTAGCGTGCCTCTGTGCAAGAGTTCCCTCTTGCCAACCGATGCCTGGGCACCTACGTGACCATCGGACAAACCACCAGCCCGGAGGCGATTACGGTGGCACGGACCAACGGTACGCAACCACTCTGGAACCTGTTCCAGGCTGTCGAGGAGTTCAGGAAGCTCGACCAAGAGTTGCCGACGCAGACCGCGAACACCTTCCTCTACATCTGCGTGCATGAGGGCTGCACGATGAAGGACATAGCCGATGCCCTCGGCGTGGCTCAGTCGACCATGAGCCGGAACGTCTCGGCGCTGAGCAAGATCCACCGGCTGCGCAAGCCGGGGCTCGACCTGGTGAAGGCTACCGAAGACCCCTATGAGCGGCGTCGCAAGATCGTGACGTTGACGCCCAAGGGCAGGCAACTCAAAGAGCGCCTGCTGGCGCTCGCAAATGGGAAGTGACCGATGTTCACCTGGTACAAGGAGTTCCGCAAGCTCGGCGCCGTCTTCGCCGAGTACCCCACTGAGCCGGGGCGGCGGTTCGTCGAGGCCTACAGGGAGAACGGCGAGCTGTTCCTGTGGGTAGGTCGCCTGCACCTGATCGCCACCCACGCCAAGCGCCTCGCTCAGAACGGCGTCAACTCCGCCATCGTGTTCAGCGTGACCTGGTTCGAGGGGATGGTGACCCTGCTCCCCACCGTCAAGAGGGCAGCCGCCGCCGCCGCGATGGTGGCCACCGCCGCAACCACCATGGAGCCGGCCATCTCCGTCGAGGCCGCGCCCGTCACGATCCAGATCGAGGAGACCACCGCATGGCTGTCGTCGCCGGCATCCGACTTCCCCGAGGCATTCGTGCCCGAGGCGACAGCTTCCTCGTCTCGGTAGGAGCCGGACCCACCCGCCAGACGGCCACCTGCCACTCGCTCGAAGAGGCCCTCGCGAAGCAGCGGGAGCTGAAGGCAGGGGAGCCTTCGGCCCCCGCCGCCGAGGTCTGGACCCTCCAGCGGGCGCTCGACACCACCGTGCGGGTGGCCTGGGCTGACACCCGAGGGGAGCACACCGCCCAGGTCAACGCGCAGTCGGCGCTCGACCACTTCGGCCCGGAGACCACGCTCGATCGCATCACGACCGACGCGCTCGACGAGTACGTGCAGGCGCTCAAGGACGAGGGGCTGGCCAACGGCACCATCAACCGGAAGCTCGCGGCCCTGTCCAAGGTTCTGACCGTGGCCGTCGACCGCCGGGGCCTGGCCTTCAAGCCGAAGCTGCCACGCCTGCGGGAAGGGGTCGGCCGCATCCGCTACCTGACGGCGGACGAGGAGCGCGTCCTGCTGGGGCTGCTCGGGCAGTGGTCCATGCCGGATCACGTCGATGCCATCACCGTGCTGGTCGACACCGGGCTCCGGGTCGGCGAGCTGTTCCGCCTCACCGCACGTGACGTCGACCAGAGGCAGCGCCTGCTCCACGTGTGGGAGAACAAGGCCGACCACCCTCGCTCGGTGCCGCTGACCAAGCGCGCCTACGAGGTGATCAAGCGGCGCATGCACGGCGCTGCCTACGGTGGTCCCGACCTGTTCCCCTACAACCACGACTGGCTGCGCCGCCCCTGGGATCGAGCCAAGGTCACCATGGGGCTCGGCGACGACAAGCAGTTCGTGCCTCACACCCTGCGCCACACCTGCGCCAGCCGCCTGGTCCAGCGCAGCGTGCCGCTGAAGGTGGTCCAGGAGTGGATGGGCCACAAGACGATCCAGGTCACCATGCGCTACGCGCACCTGGCCCCGGCCAACCTGCTGGCCGCCGTCCAGGCCCTCGAAGGAGACGACGACCGATGAACACCACCACCATGACCCCCGTGCGTCTGCGTGAACTCGCCGATGCCCTCGACACCCTCGCCTCCGTGCTCGGCCAGACGGTCGAGTTGGTCCTGGAGGGCGATATGTCCGTCGTCATCACGACGCCGGACGGCACCGCCTGAAGGGATGGCACCTGGTTCGACGACCGGACCGGATGGGCGGAGGGAGCATGAACATCGCTGAGCTGATCGGCAACGTCGTGATCGTGGTGGCCTTCCTGATCCTGATCGGCAAGGTCGTCGATGGGATCGACCACTGGTTCCAGATGCGTCGCCTAGACCGCATCCTCCGGGAGTGCGGCAAGGAGCCACCCCGCGAACAGACTTGATCTGCTGCCCCGCCGTGGCATGTTGCGTGTTGCGTCGATGTTGCGTTTGATGCGTGATGTTCCCCTAATGTTGCCATGCCGGGGTGGCGGAATTGGCAGACGCGGCGGCCTCAAAAGCCGTTGTCCTTCAAGGACATGCGGGTTCGACCCCCGCCCCCGGCACCACCGGCACGACAGTCTCAAAATCTACCGCACCCTCCTACGCACCCCTCCAACTGATCCTCTAAGCTAGGCTTTCTGCCGGCTTCAGCCGGTGCGTACAGCTGCGCCCTGTTCCTATGCACGTTGCCAACAGACTGCACGGGTGGATCGCCCGTGTTGCGTATTTGTTGCGCGTTCCCCTTCCGTTCCAACCATCGAGAGGCGCCATGAACGACGACCTGATGCAGCGCCAAGCCGAGCTTGAGGCGGAGATGCAGGGTCTCGGGACCGATCAGTTCCGAGCCCGCCTCGCCCGAGCCCGAGACACCCACGAGGAGAGCACCACCCCCTACGGTATCGAGATGGTCAGCCGGGCGATCGAGCCCTTGGCCAAGGCCATCGAGGCGTTCATCGAGAAGGCCATGGCTGGTGGCCGAGGCCGCCGGCACAGCGCCGTCAAGCCGCTGTCCCTGATCGACCAGCAAGTGGCCGCCTTCATCATCATGAAGGTGGTCCTCGACGGCATCACCCGGACGCAGCCAGTGACCAAGGTCGCCATGCAGATCGGCGCCCAGCTGGACAACGAGCTGCACTACCAGGCCTTCGAGCAGCAGAAGCCGAAGCTCTACGGCAAGGTTGCCGAGAGCGTCCGCCGTGCCTCGCACCGGGGCTACCGCGAGAAGGTCATGACCTACGCCGCCAACAAGTACGGCGCCGAGTACGCCTGCATGTCGCAGAAGGAGAGGCTGCACCTGGGCATGGCCTGCCTCGACCTGATGATCGAGGTGACCGGCTTCGCCAAGATCGAGACTACTCAGCTGCGGCGGGAGGTCAGATCGCTGCTGATCCCCACTGAGAAGGTCCTCGCCTGGATCAACTCGACCGTTTCCCGGTGCGAGCTGCTATCGCCGATGCTCCTGCCGATGCTGGTCGAGCCGAAGCCGTGGACCAGCCCAACTGATGGTGGCTACTACTCTCAGTTCGCGCGCCGTCACTTCGTCAAGACCTCGGCCACGAACCTGAAGCCGGTCCGCGAGCGGTGGGACGACATGGCCACCGTGCGTGAGGCCATCGAGCGCATTGACCGGACCGGCTGGCGCATCCGACAGGACGTTCTGGCGGTTGCCCACTGGTACTGGGACGCCGGCATCACGGTTGGCAAGCTCCCTCCTCGGGAGGATGTGGACCTCCCTCCATGCCCTGTCTGCGGGCAGAAGCCGGAGGGGGACCACGAGCATCTCCGGGACGAGGAGATGAAGAAGCTCTGGAAGCGGGATGCCGCTCGCATCCACGGCTACAACGCCAAGCTCCGATCCAAGCGCCTCCAGGCGGGGAAGATCCTCTGGCTGGCCGACAAGTTCAAGGACGAGCCGGCGATCTACTTCCCGCACCAGCTCGACTTCCGCGGGCGGGTGTACCCGATGCCCCTGTTCCTGACCACGCAGGGCAACGACCTGGCCAAGGGACTGCTGACCTTCGCCAAGGGCAAGCCGATCAACGACACCGTCGCCGCGGGCTGGCTCATGATCCACGGCGCCGGCGTCTTCGGCTACGACAAGGTGAGCCTGGACGGGCGCATCGCCTGGGTGCAGGAGAACGAGCAGCGCATCCTCGCCAGCGCCGCCGACCCGCTCGGCCAGCGGTGGTGGACCGAGGCCGACAAGCCGTGGCAGTTCCTCGCCTTCTGCTTCGAGTGGGCCGCCTTCCAGGCCCACGGCTACGGCTTCGTCTCGACCCTGCCTGTGTCCCTGGATGGCAGCTGCAACGGCCTCCAGCACTACTCCGCCATGCTGCGCGACCCGAAGGGTGGCAAGGCGGTGAACCTGGTGCCATCCAACAAGCCGGCCGACATCTACCAGGAGGTGGCCAACGTCACGTTGCATAAGCTGCGCCGTATCGTATCCACCCCGGCAACCAACGACGAGGAGGAAGCCGAGAGGGTGCTGGCTCAGCAGTGGCTGGACTTCGGGGTGACCCGCAAGACCACCAAGCGGCCGGTCATGGTGGTGCCCTACAGCGGCACGCGCCATTCCTGCCGGCAGTACATCCAGGCCCACATCGAGGAGGAAGTGGAGGCGCGCAAGCTGCGCGACCCGAGCTACGCCTCGCCGTGGTCGATGGGTGAGCTGATGGCGCCGTCCCTGTTCCTGACGCGCCTCGTCTGGACCGCGATCGGGGAGGTGGTCGTGGCTGCCCGCAAGGCCATGGACTGGCTCAAGAAGGTTGCGGCCGCAACGTCCAAGGCGCAGCTGCCACTCCAGTGGGTGACCCCGGTGGGGTTCCCCGTCCACCAGGCCTACTACGACACCACGTCGCGCCGTGTGGAGACGAGGCTGGGTGACAGCATCATGCGCCCACGCCTCCAGGAGTACCTGCCCACCATCAACGCTCGGGAGCAGGGCAACGCCTTCGCCCCCAACTTCGTCCACTCCCTCGACGCCGCCGCCCTCCAGCTCTCGGTCTGCTACGCGGCGGACAACGGGATCGAGGAGTTCGCCATGGTCCACGACAGCTACGGGTGCCCGGCGGCCGACGCCGAGATGCTCGGGCAGTGCCTGCGCCATGCGTTCGTCGACCTCTACCAGGAGCACGACGTCCTGGCCGACCTCAAGGCCACCATCGAGGCGGCTCTCGGTTCCCCCCTCCCACCGCAGCCGGCGATGGGCAGCCTGGACCTGGAGCTGATCAAGCAGTCCGACTTCTTTTTCGCCTGATCCATCCACCCCGTCATCACATGCCACGGTGGCGGGGTGAATTACCTTCCCACTTCACCATGCCAAACGGAGCACCTCATGCTGATCAACCGTGACCGCCTGAACTCGATGCCCCTCGTCACCGCTGGCGAGGCCACGATGGGTGCGCTCGACGGCATCCAGCGGTTCCCGCGCGAGGCCCAGGTCATCGCGTCGGCAGCCCTCTTCGTCCTGATGTGCGAGCGCTTCGGGCTCGACGCCCAGGACGTGATGTCCGCCACCAGCAACCTCATGAACCACGCCTCGGGGCGCCGGCCGGAGTTCGCCGCCGTCTCCGCGTACATGGCGGGGGAGCTGTGATGCGCAACGCTATCGCGGTTCTCCTCGCCCTCGGCCTGACGACCTGTGGCCTGGCCGAGCCTTCCTTCGCCGCCAACAAGGTGTGCGGCGACCGCGCCGAGATCCTCAAGCGCCTCGAAGATGGCCACCAAGAGACCCGGCAGGCGCTCGGCCTGTCCGCCGATGGCGGCGTCATCGAAGTCCTGGTCTCGCCCGAGGGTGGCTGGACGATCCTCGTGACCTACCCCAAGCGGCCGACCTGCGTGGTCGCCGTTGGGAAGGCCTGGACGACCCTCTCCATCGTGGGACAGCCCGCATGACCGAGCGCCTGATCGACCGCGCCGTGGCCCTGCTGGAGGCCGGACGGCTCGTACCCGTCGACCTGATCTTCCAACTGACCGAGGCCGGGATCGACTTCTCGGCCCTTGAGGAGCTGCACGCCCAATGAGGAACCTGACCGCCGCCGGCCTCGCCCTGGCGCTGGCCGCCTGCACCGCCTCGGCCCCGGCGTTCGCCTACGAGTACCGCGCCGTGGCGCCGACCAACTGCTGGCCCTCGCTGGACCAGTTCGTGGCGCACGAGCTGAACGGCAAGCCGATCCAGATGCTCCGCAACGGCGGCGCCTGGATGGACCTGATCGTCACCTGGAACAGCGGCACCGTCGAGCACATCGCGGTTGGGCCGACCCCCGAGGGCTTCTGCATCGTCGCCAGGGAGTTCGTCACGAGCCCCGAGGTGCAGGCCGCCGAGTAGCCCCGGCCGGCCAGCCCTTCCGCACGCCCTGACATATCCACCTGAGGAAGTGATCCACACATGGCTGCACCGAAGAAGACCCGCAAGCCGAGCTACATCTCTTGTGAGGGAGTGGCCGTCTATCCGTGGCTGAACCGCCCGGACACCAAGTTCGTCCCGGCCGGCATGACCGCCGAGGAGTGGGGTGGCGTCTACAAGACCGGCCTCCAGGTCACGGCCCCCGTCTTCACCTCGGCCCCCTACCGCGACGGCCTGACCTACAAGGCGTTCCTCGACAACCTGATCGACGCCTCCGTCGAGGAGGCCAAGCGCGAGCACCCGAAGGAGAAGAAGCTCGTCAAGGCCGCCTTCCCCTACAAGGAGGAGATGGACGACGACGGCGAGGAGACCGGCAACTTCCTGGTCAACTTCAAGCAGAACGCCAAGATCAGGCGCAAGGACGGCCAGGTCATCGAGGTCAAGATCCCGCTGTTCAACGCGCGGGGCGAGGCGATCACTGACGCCATCTACGGCGGATCGATCATCAAGGTCGCCTTCACTGTCCGCAACACCTGGATGGCCAAGGAGAAGGAGGCCGGCATCCGGCTCGACATCTCGGCGGTCCAGGTCCTGAAGCTCGTCAAGTCCAGCCGCTCGGCGTCCGACTTCGGCTTCGGCACCGAGGGTGGCTACGAGGACGAGGACGACGACGCGCCTGCGGGCAACGCCTTCGCCGGCAACGGTGGTGGTGACGCCGGGGACGAGGACGACTTCTGATGGCTCAGCCCCAACGCGCCACCGCGCTGAAGTACGGTTGGCGGTCGGGGTTGGAGGAACGCGTAGCGAAGGAGCTGACCTCGCAAGGGGTCGGCTTCAGCTACGAGGAGCTGACCGGGGAGTACGAGGTGCCACCGCGGCGTGCCCGCTACACGCCCGACTTCGTCCTCCCCAACGGCATCATCGTCGAGACCAAGGGGCGCTGGGTCACCGCCGATCGGCAGAAGATCCGGCTGATCCGCAGCCAGCACCCCACGCTCGACCTCCGCATGGTCTTCTCCAACTCCAAGGCTCGCATCTCGAAGCAGAGCCAGACCACCTACGCCGACTTCTGCCGCCACCTCGACATCCCCTTCGCCGACAAGATCGTCCCCGTCGAGTGGGTCGGGGAGCCAACCTGCCCCAAGCGCTGGGCCGCGATCGAGCGGTTCCGCCAGGCGGGCGCCACCAAGAAGGGCAGGGCATGAAGACGGTCGACCAGATGATCGACGACATCCTCCGCCGCGAGGGTGGCTACGCGAACCACCCAGCCGACCGTGGCGGCCCAACCAACTTCGGCATCACGCAGTCGACCCTGGCCACCTACCGTCGCGAGTACGCCTCAGAGGCAGACGTCAAGTCGATGTCCAAGACCGAGGCCAGGGCGATCTACCGCCAGATCTACTACCTGGACCCCCACCTCGATCTCCTGCCGCCGGACCTTCAGCCGTTCGTCTTCGACTGCGCCGTCAACCACGGCCCGACGCAGGCCAGCCGGTTCGTCCAGGAGGTCTGCAACCAGCTCGACAGTAGGAAGATTGGGGTGGACGGGAAGCTCGGCCCGGTGAGCTGCGGACGCGCCCGCGAGCTGCTCGTCAACGTCGGCTACGACACCCTCATGCGCGCGCTCGTGGAGCGGCGCCGCCAGTTCTACCTCGACCTGATCAAGCGCCGGCCCGACCAGGAAGCCTTCCGCAAGGGCTGGATGAACCGGCTCGCCGAGTTCGCAGTCGACCACGAGCAGAAGACCCTGATCCTCACCGGGGTCGAGCTGCCGAAGCCGAAGATGATCGGCAAGGACTACGCCATGGACGCCCTGGTCGTCCTCGCCGAGTTCCAGCTGTTCGGCAAGAAGATCCTCGTCTGCACCCCCTCCTAACGGTGGCCCCTTCGGGGGCCGCCTCCCCGTCATCAGCACTCGACAACCGAGAGAGGTCCATCATGACCAAGCTGTTCAACGGCGCGACCCAGCACGACCTGATCCTGAGCCACCTGCGCTCGCGCGACCCGAAGACGGGCACCCGGCGCACCCTCAGCCAGCACGAGGCCCGCGACCTGTACCGCATCGAGCGGCTGGCCGCCCGCATCTGCGAGCTGCGCGACCGCCAGTACATGATCACCGACGAGCGCAAGGTCGACGTCACCGGCCGGCCCTACACCCGCTACGCGCTCGCCAGCCACCTCAACGGCTGATGTCCGAGAGCGAGTTCCTGCACCACGAGCCCTGCCCGGTGTGCGGGTCCAGCGACAACCTGGCCCGCTACACCGATGGGCACGCCTGGTGCTTCGGCTGCGGCCACCACGAGAAGGGGGACGGTGCTCCCCCTTCAACTTCCACCAGAAGGGAACCCCGTATGTCGGGACTGATCCAGTCCAGCGAGGTTCGTCCGCTCCAGAAGAGGGGCATCAGCCAGGAGACGTGCGAGAAGTTCGGCTACACGGTGGGCACCCTCGACGGCAAGACGGTGCAGATCGCGCCGTACCACGACGAAGATGGACACCTGGTTGCCCAGCACATCCGGTTCCACCCCAAGGACTTCGCCTGGTTGGGCGACCCCAAGTCGGCCGTCCTGTTCGGCCAGCGCCTGTGGCGTGACGGCGGCCGGCGGGTGATCGTCACCGAGGGGGAGATCGACGCCCTCTCGATCAGCCAGCTCCAGTCCAACAAGTGGCCGGTCGTCTCGATCGGGTGTGGCGCCGCCAAGCCCGAGCACACGGCGAAGGTCACCAAGTACGTCGGCAAGCACGTGAAGTGGCTGGAGAAGTTCGACGAGGTCATCTTCGCGTTCGACATGGACGAGCAGGGACAGGCCAGCGCCAAGGCGGCGGCCATGTGCCTCTCGCCCGGCAAGGCCAAGATCGCGACCTACCCCCTCCACGACGCCAACGACATGCTGGTCGCGGGCCGCGGGGAGGAGCTGATCAACTGCCTGTGGGGCGCCAAGGAGTTCCGCCCCGATGGGCTGCTGAGGATCGGCGACATCATGGAGCGGGCGCTCACCACCCCCGAGATGGGCGCCCCGTACCCCTGGCAGCGCCTCACCGACCTGACCTACGGGCGCCGGCCTGGACAGCTGATCACCTGGGGCGCCGGCACGGGCACAGGCAAGACCGACGTCCTGATGCAGATGGTCGCTCACATCATGGAGACCGGGACCGAGAAGGTCGCGCTGTTCATGTTCGAGAACGACCCAGGCGAGACCGCCCGGTACGTGGCCAGCAAGATCGACGGCAAGCGCTACAACGCCCCCAACGCAGGATGGACGGTGGACGAGCTGCGCACCCGGCTGGAGGCGCTGAACGTTCAGGACCGCCTGATCCTCTACGACAACTGGGGGACCACGGACTGGGACGAGGTCAGGGCTCACATCCGCTACCTGGTCAAGTCCTGGGACTGCGACGAGGTCATCATCGACCACCTCACCGCCTTCTCCGCCCGCTCCGACGACGAGCGGCGGGAGATCGAGCGGCTCATGGCCGACATGGCGATGCTGGCGAAGGAGCTGGGCATCGTCCTCCACGTCGTGAGCCACCTGTCGCGCCCCGATGGGGGCAAGTCCCACGAGGAAGGCGGGCGGGTGACCATCCGCAACTTCAAGGGCTCCAGCTCGATCGGCTTCTGGTCGCACGTGATCTTCGGCCTGGAGCGCAACCAGCAGGCTGAGGACACGGAGGAGCGGTACACCACCACCCTCCGCATCCTGAAGTGCCGCCCCCGAGGCAGCTCGGCGGGCGAGGTCCTGTTCATCCGATACGACCCGGAGAGCGGCCTCTACAGCGAGGTCATCGAGAACCCCTTCGAGACCGCAGACGACAACGAGGAGAGCCCCTTCTGATGCAGATGAACGACTACGCCCTGCTGATCGAGCAGTTCCATCGGGGCGTCAAGACCGACGAGCTGGCCTATGCGGCTCTCGGTCTGGCCGGCGAGACCGGCGAGGCTGTCGAGCTGGTCAAGAAGTCCTTCCGCAAGGGCGGCAAGCTCGACCGGGTGGCCCTTCGCGACGAGCTGGGGGACGTCCTCTACTACCTCACCCGGATCGCCAACAAGGCCGGCTTCACGCTGGCACAGATCGCCGACGCGAACGTGCTCAAGCTTGCCAAGCGCCAGAAGCTCGGCAAGGAGGCCACCCGATGACCGGCCGCACCGAGATGCTGCGCCAGCTCGCGGCGACGCGACGCACCCTCATGTACCAGGCCGATCACCTTGGCCGCACCCTCATGGGCCTGGCCGAGGACCTGAAGCACCCCGAGCGGGACTGGAAGGTCAACATCCTCGGCACCCTCCAGGGTAACGGCCCCATGGTCGACGCCCTGTCGGCCAAGTTCGCCACCCTCCGGGACCTGATCAAGGAGATCGACTGTGCCCCATGAACCCTGCACCCACCACCGGCTCACGGAGCGCTGCTTCGAGTGCGAGCGCGCCACCCCGGCCGAGAAGCCGTGGGAGGTCGCCCTCCGCAAGCAGCTGACCCAGGAGTACCTGGTCCTGCGCGCGGTCCTGCCGCAGCTCGACGAGCGCTTCACCAGCCTGGCCAACCGGGCTCGCGAGGCGGGCCTGACCGAGATCTCCCGGAGCGCCGCGGCCATCGCCGGCAAGCTGGGGGACCTGTGATGCGACGCTGGCTCATTGCCTACCTGCTCTCGAAGGAGGTCGGCCTCCTGCGGGACATCTGCCGCGCCTCCTGCCTCGGCTGGCGGGATGCGAAGTGGGGCCAGCAGCAGTCCATCCCCTACGGGTGCGACCTACTGCGCGCCTCCTGGCTGGTCGGCAACGACTGGCGGAAGCAGATCGACCCACCGGAGATGCACTGATGGACCCCATGGAGAAGGCCCACATCGCCATGAGCCTGGCCCTGGCCTGCGCTCGCGTCCACCCCGAGGCCACGGTGGCGGTCCCTTGCCTGACCGCGGCCGTCTACGAGGCCATGGACGAGGCCATCGAGGTGATGGCTGTCGAGATCGAGGACGCCGAGCGCCTGCACGTCGTCTTCGCGCACTGATCTATCCACCTGAGGATACCATGAAGATCACCATGCAGCGTCTCCTCTCCCGGCTGCGCGCCTGGGTGCTGGGCAAGCTCGACCTGGTCGACGGCGTCCGCCTGCGCTCCGCCATCCGCAGCAACGATCAGCTCCGGGGTGACCTCCAGTCCGCCCTGGAGCGCATCCGTCACCTCTACGAGGAACTCGACAAGGCCTACGGGCTCAACTCCCTGCCGGCCGACTACTTCAGCGCCGACATGCTCCGGATCGACAACATGCTCCAGCCGGCCGACCTCGTGGTCCTCCGGGTCAGACCGAAGCAGGCAGCGATCAACATCGCCGGCCCCCAGGGGCACGAGATGCTGCGCCGCGACGGCGCGTTCGCAGACCTCTACGCGATGCGGCTGGCCGACTGCTTCGGCTACCCAGCCTACTGCCAGATCATGCAGCAGCTCGGGCACAACCCGATGCGTGAGGCCGACTACAAGGCGCGGCCCCGCCGTTCCTGGTGACCCAACCTATCCACCTGAGGATACCACATGGCCCGGTACGTCTGCGATACCGAGACCGATGGGCTCCTCCCCGACCTGACCACGATCCACTGCGCCGTTGCGGTGGACGTGGACACCGGGGAGCTGCACGACTTCGCCGATCAGCCCGGCTATCGGCCCATCGCCGAGTTCCTGACGCTGACCGCTGAGGCCGACATGATCGCGTTCCACAACGCCATCAAGTTCGACGTCCCGGCGATCAAGAAGGTCTACCCCCACTGGTCGCCGAAGGGCAGGGTGATCGACACCCTGGTCCTCAGCCGCCTCGTCTACCCCGACATCAAGCGGGCCGACAACGCGCTCCGCAAGCAGAACCCAGACCAGCTGCCCAGCTTCCTGGTCGGCGCCCACAGCCTGAAGTCCTGGGGCCACAGGCTGAAGGACCACAAGGGCGACTACAAGGGCGGCTGGGAGCGGTGGTCCCCGGCCATGCACCAGTACATGGTCCAGGACGCCCGGCTCGGGCTGAAGGTCTACAAGCACCTGGCCGGCCGCAAGCCGTCGCCCGATGCGGTCGAGATCGAGCACGCCTTCGCCGAGTACCTGTTCGAGCAGGAGACCCACGGATACCCGTTCAACGAGGCCGAGGCTCAGAAGCTCTACGCCGCGCTGGCTGGCCTGAAGGCCAAACTCGAGACTGCCCTGAGGGGGCTCTACCAGCCGTGGTTCGCCTTCAAGGGCGTCGTCAAGCCGCCCAAGCCGCGCCGCTTCTGGACCGAGAGCCAGCGTGGCGGCGACCAGCGAAAGGACAAGGCCGGCGAGCGTGGCTACTGGAACCACGTCGAGGGCGCCTACAGCCAGATCGAGCTGACCGAGTTCAACCCGAGCAGCCGGCACCACATCGCCGACCGCCTGAAGAAGCTCAGGGGCTGGGTGCCGCAGGAGTTCACCAAGGACGGCCACCCCAAGGTCGACGACGTGGTGATCAGCCAGCTCCCCTACCCGGAGGCTCCGCAGCTCGCGGAGTACCTCATGGTCGCGAAGCGGCTGGGCCAGCTCGGCGACGGCAAGGAGGGCTGGCTCAAGGCGGTCAAGAAGAACGGCCGCATCCACGGCGAGGTGATCCCGATCGGGACGCCGACCCACCGCTGCACCCACCGGAAGCCGAACGTGACCCAGGTGCCGAAGGTCCAGGTCACGAAGGTCGACGGCAAGAAGGTCATCCTCATGGGGATCGAGGGCGGCTTCGGCTGGGAATGCCGCAGCCTGTTCCACGCCCCCGAGGGCTACCTCCAGGTCGGCGCCGATGCGTCCGGCTTGGAGCTGCGCTGTCTCGGCCACTACCTGGCAAGGTACGACGACGGGAAGTTCATCAAGGAGCTGCTCGAAGGCGACATCCACCAGGTCAACATGGATGCGCTCCAAGAGCTGAGCCCCAACCGGGACTGCTCCAAGACCGAGATGTACGCCCTGCTCTATGGGGCGGGCGACAAGAAGCTCGGCACGATCGTGCTCGAATACTACGCCCGGCTGGGCCTCACCCCGCCGAGCACCAACCCGCAGAAGCTCGGCAAGGCGGTCCGCGACCGGCTCGCCAAGGGGCTCGGCATCGGTAAGGTCGGCCAGAAGGGCACCCTCATGGGGGACCTGGCGAACGCCCTGAACGGGCGCGACTGGCTGAAGGGCATCGACGGCCGCGCGGTCCCGGTGCGCTCGCAGCACAGCGCCCTGAACACCCTCCTGCAATCCGCGGGCTCGATCGCCTTCAAGACGGCCACGGTTCTCTTGCGTCGCGACCTATCCACCAAGGGCTTGGTTGTCCCCACGGATTGGTGGCCGGCCGCTCACGTCCACGACGAAGTACAGCTCATGGCGAGGGAGGCCATCGCAAATGAACTTGGAATGTCAGCCGTCCAATCTATCAGACGAGCTGGAGAACGACTTGGGTTCCGATGCCCGTTGGACGGCGAATACAAGGTCGGAAAGAACTGGGCTGAAACGCACTGAGCTTGACTTCGAGCCTGTTCTTCACGAGGCCTGGGCGGGCGGCTTCACCACGAAGTCCGACTTCGCTCGGGCCAACGCCGACGAGATCGCCTGCGCCGCATCCTCCGGGCTGCTCACCGTGCAGGACACCCGCGACACCTTCGGCCGGTCCTGGCGGATCACCCCCGCCGGGCTCGCCCTGCTCTGGCAACTCAGGAGCCTCGCATGAAGATCGTCACCCGTACCAACCAGACCTTCGTCCTCACCTACGAGGACCTGAAGGAGGCCTTCGCAGACTACCTCCAGAAGCTCACTGGGGAGACCCTGCCGGCCAACAACCGGATGTTCATCCAGGCCGACGACAACCGCGGCCGGTCGCTCACCATGACGGTGATCATCGAGGGCGACCTCACCTCCGAGGAGGTCGGCCACAAGGGCGGGGTTGCCGCTATCGAGCGCCCCGCTCCGGGGGGCCAGGCGTGACCACACTCCTGATCGACGGCGATACGGTCGTCTACAGGTTCGCGTGTGGTGGTCAGAAGTCCTTCGACTGGGGCAACGGTGTGGTGTCGAGCCACACCGACCTCAGCACCGCGGTCAAGCGGGTCGACAGCTACGTCGAGCTGCTCCAGGAGCGCCTCAAGGGTGACCAGATCATCATGGCGCTCACCGACCCGGAGCACAACTACCGCAAGGACATCCTGCCCACCTACAAGGGCCTGCGCCCGGCCGAGAAGCCGATCATGTGGGCAGACCTCCGCGCCCACGTGCAGTCCTCCTACCGCTCCTACATCAAGCCGTCCCTCGAAGGTGACGACATCCTCGGCATCCTCGCCACGCACCCGAAGCTGGTGCCGGGCAAGAAGGTGATCGTCGCGATCGACAAGGACATGCGGACCGTCCCAGCCCTCCACCACAACCCGGACACCGGCAAGTCCTTCGAGGTCGACGAGCCCACCGCCGACTACTGGCACCTCTTCCAGACGCTCACCGGCGACGTCGTCGACTGCTACGCCGGCTGCCCTGGCATCGGCCCGGTCAAGGCCGAGCGCATCATCGGCGGCCCGGACTTCATCCGCTCATGGGGCGTCGAGCCGGCCTGGCGCGCCGTCGTCGAGACCTTCGAGAAGCGGGGCCTGACTGCCGAGGACGCCCTCGTGCAGGCCCGCGTCGCGCGCATCCTTCGCACCACCGACTACGACTTCAAGGCCAAGCGCCCGATCCTCTGGCGCCCGTAGCCGCCACCCCCTCCCACATCCTGGAGTTGCTCGATGGATCACCTGATGGTGTCCATGCGGACGGGCGTGCCCACCGCGTGGATCTCCGCTCTCGCGCGCGCTCAGAAGGTCGACGAGAACGCGGTGCTGGCCGGCGGCGCCCTGCGGGATCTCCGCCACTTCGTCGAGGTCAAGGACCTGGACATCTTCGTCGGCCCGGACGCGACCAAGGAGCGGCTCGATGCCGCCTTCGGGATGACCGGCAAGTCGAAGATCAGCAGCGGCTGTGCCTACAAGCTCGGCATGACCGACGTGGCGGCGGTCTACGAGTACAACCTCTTCGGCTGCCCCACGATCCAGGTCATCGTCCTCAAGTACTCGGTGACCATGCGCTACGTGCTGGAGCGGATCGACTTCGGCATCTGCCAGATCGGCTTCGACGGGCAGCGGGTGATCGAGACCCTGGCCTACGGGGTCGACCACCAGCAGAAGACCTTCACCGTCGCCTACTGCCCCAACGAGGACCGCCGCAGCCGAGCCCTCAAGCGCTTCGAGCGCATCTCGCAGAAGTACCCCGGCTGGAAGCTCGTGCTCCCGGAGGTCCGCACCTGGGACCTCGACGACCTCTTCACGTCCTGATCTATCCACCGGAGGAACTATGCGATACATGGATGACGGCGAACTCCCTGCCGTGATCGGCCTCTACAGCCCGGAGGCCCGGAGCGGCAAGGGGACCGTGGCGCGCGTCCTCGTGGACGAGTTCGGCTACACCGAGCGCCAGTTCTCGGCGCCCATCAAGGCGGCCTGGACAGGGCTGCTGGAGAGCATCGGCTGCGGAGACCTCGTGGCGGCCACCCTCGAAGGCCCCCTCAAGGAGACCGCCCTGCCGCGTGTCGGCGGGCTCAGCTTCCGCAAGTTCGCCGAGCATATCGGAGACGGCCTCCGGGGCGATAACCCCGACCTGTGGATCAAGATCATCTCGGAACAGCTGGGGGTGGACGCCTTCGCCGGCCGCCGGGTGGTCCTCTCCGATCTGCGCTACCCGAACGAGTTCACCCTGATCAAGACCGTGGGTGGAAGCTGCGTCCGGGTGGAGCGGGCGGACGGCTACACGCGGGGCTTCAAGCAGCCCAGCGAGGGCCGGCTCGACAACCACGACTTCGACTACACGCTGAAGGCGCACTCGCCCGAGGAGCTGGAGCTGCTCGTGCGGGCCATGTTCATGCGCCTCATGTGACCCATGGCGGGGCTCCTTCGGGGGCTCCGCCACCCCCTGCGAAATACCTTCCCACTTAACCCCCGCACAGGGATCACCTCCATGCAACACGAGCAGGACTTCCCAGCCGTCCCCGAGGTGCTCCTCAAGGAGCTGGAGCGACGGTTCCCCGATCGCTGCCCCGACCCCAAGCTCACCGATCGAGAGATCTGGATGAAGGTTGGTGCGGTCCAGGTAGTGCGGTTCCTCCGTGCCCAGTTTGATGAACAACATGCGCCCCTTCATGGGGACCTGGAGTAGACCCCAATGTGTTCCCCGAAGGTCAAGACCCCCAAGCCGGCCCCGGCGCCGCCACCTCCGCCTCCCCCGCCTCCTCCGCCTCCTCCTCCTCCGCCTGCCTTCGTCCCCCCTGCCACCTCCCAGCTGAGCCCGGTGATCGGTGGTCAGAGCGACAACCCGCGGCAGGGCAGGAGCAGACTGATCATCAACCGCCGCTCCGGTGGTGCTGCCCCCAGCGCCGTCGCAGGTGGTCTCCAAATCCCACGGTAACCCCTCAAGGGGTCACGGAGTGAACCATGGCTGAGGCCGGTCCTGTCATCAATCAAACCGCCTGCGCGCGGTATACCCAGCTCTCCGGCCTCCGCGAGCCCTACCTCAAGCGTGGCCGGGAGATCTCCAAGCTGACCATCCCGAGCCTGCTCCCCGATAGTGGGCACACCGCGTCATCGAACCTGTACCAGACCTTCCAGAGCGTCGGCGCCCGAGGCGTCAACAACCTCGCCTCGAAGCTGCTGCTGTCGCTCCTGCCGCCCAACAGCCCCTTCTTCCGGCTCGCCGCGGACGACTTCGTCCTGGAGCAGGCCAAGCAGCAAGGTGGTGACGAGGCCGCGACTGAGATCCAGAATGGCCTGGCTCGCTACGAGCGGGCCGTCATGGACGACATCGAGACCAAGGCCGATCGGGTCGCTCTCGGTGAGGCCATGAAGCACCTCCTGGTCCCCGGCAACGTCCTCCTTCACGACGACGAGGAGGTCGGCCTCCGGGTCTTCCACCTCGACAGCTTCGTCTGCCAGCGCGACCCACGCGGCAACGTGGTCGAGATCGTGGTCAAGGAGAGCGTCTCCCCCACGGTCCTCCCCGAGGAGGTCCGCGAGGCGGCCATGAAGGACGCCCCTGTGAGCACCGACCCCAACGCGACGGTCGACATCTACACCTGGATCAAGCGGGTGCCCCGCCAGTGGGCCATCCACCAGGAAGTCACCTGTGGCGAGGCCATTCCGGGCAGCCGGGGCACCTACCCCCTGGACGCCCTGCCGTGGCACCCCCTGCGCATGGTCCGCATCGCTGGTGAGGACTACGGTCGCGGCTACGTCGAGGAGTTCTACGGCGACCTCAAGTCGCTCGAAGGCCTATCGAAGGCGATCGTCGAGGGTACGGCTGCCGCCGCCAAGGTGCTGCTCCTGGTCAACCCCAACGGCACGACCAAGAAGCAGACCCTAGCCGAGGCCCCCAATGGGGCCATCCGCGAGGGCAACGCCGAGGACGTCTCCGTCGTCCAGATGGAGAAGTTCAACGACTTCCGGGTCGCCCTGGAGACCATCGCCCGGATCGAGAACCGGCTGGCCCAGGCCTTCCTGCTCAACA